AACAGAATATTGGTTACGTGGTGGAAGGGGATCTACTAAATCCAGTTTCATATCTATTATACTGATACTTGCTATTATCAAAGAGCCAGATGCAAATGTTATTGTATTTCGGAGATTTGATAATGAGGTCCGAGATTCAGTATTTGGGCAATTAAAGTGGGCAATTAACAAATTACAAGTAGATCATTTATTCAAGTTCTACGTATCCCCTTTTAAAATCATCTATGAGCCAACTGGTCAGATGATTATATTCAAGGGTGCAGACAATCCAAAAAAGATAAAATCAATAAATCTCGGTACAGGGTATATTAAGTATGCATGGTTTGAAGAGTGTGACCAATTTGGTGGAATGGAAGAAATAAGAAATATATTACAATCTATCTTCCGTGGAACTACTAAAAGGCAAGTTGCTTTTTATTCCTATAACCCTCCAAAATCAGCTCGGTCATGGGTTAATGCAGAGACTAGAGTTTACAAGCCAGGAAGAACAGTACATTTTTCTGATTATAGAGAGGTACCTAGAGAGTGGCTTGGGGACACTTTTATAGCAAATGCACTGCATTTAAAAGAGACTAATGAAGAAGCATATGACCATGAATATTTGGGACTAGAGACAGGAACAGGACTGGAGGTTTTTAATAATATAACAATAAGACCGATTACTGATAAGGAAATTAGTTATTTTGATAGAATAGGGCAAGGATTAGATTTTGGGTTTACAGCAGATCCTCTTGCTTTTGAACAAGCACAGGTTGACTTAAAAAAGAAACAGGTGTACATTTTTTTTGAGATATCAGGAATAGGTATTAAGAATAGAGCATTTACAGAGATGCTATCTGAGGAGCAGAAAGCAGAAGTAACTATGGCAGATAAAGCAGAGCCTAAGAGTATTGCTGAAATGCATGATGATTATGATATGAATATAATAGCTGCTGAGAAATACCCAGGTAGTGTGGAGCATGGAATTAAGTACATGCAGGATTTGGAAGAGATAATTATTGACCCAGTACGTTGCCCAAGGGCTGCAAAAGAGTTTACAAACTATGCCTTAAATGTAACTAGATATGGAGAAGTTATTACTAAATATCCAGATAAAGACAATCATACAATTGATGCTATGAGATATTTGTTATCTCTACAAATAATAGCTAATAAAGTAGAAAAACGTAAGAGCAAGTTTAAAGTAAGAAATATACCAACAGTATCAAGATGGGGGAAATAAATGCCAAAAGAAATAAATGAAGATCCAAAGTTTAATTTTTCAGAGTCAGCACAAACTAGATTTGATAAGTTTGTAGAAAACAAGAATTGGTCATGGCTAGGACTATCCATAGCATTGGTTAGGAAGTTTGGAATACGTGATGTAGGGCACTTCTATTTTGTATTAGGGGAAGTTCTTAAAGGATTAAAGAGGGAGATGAAATGAAGGATTCTAAGAAAAACAGTGATATCCACTATGAGGCTATAACTAATTTTGATAGGATTCAGACAGCTCTTTATGAGGAGCGTAAGCAGTGCCTTGAAGATAGACGATTTTACTCTATTGCAGGAGCACAGTGGGAAGGTCTGAATGAGCAATTTGAGAATAAGCCTAAGTTTGAAGTAAATAAGGTACATTTGGCTGTGATAAAGATTATCAATGAGTACAGAAATAATCGAATATCTGTAGATTTTGTATCTAAAGATGGATCTCCTAATGATGAATTAGCTGACATATGTGATGGGCTATTCAGATCAGATGAAAAAGATAGTAGAGCAGAAGAAGCATATGACAATGCTTTTGAGGAAGCTGTTGGTGGTGGAATTGGTGCTTTTAGATTTACTACTGAGTATGAGAATGAGGAAGATGATGAAGATGATAGACAAAGAATAAGAATTGAAGCTATCTATGATGCAGACTCTAGTGTATTTTTTGACTTGGATGCAAAGAGACAGGATAAATCTGATGCTAAATATGCTTATGTTGTATTTTCCATGACTCCTGAAGAGTTTGAGATGGAATATCCAGATAGCAAACCTTCTCCAGTACCCAAAGTTACAGAGGGGGATGACTATGACTGGTATACTCCAGACTTAACATATATAGCAGAATACTATAGAATTGAAGAAAAAAAAGAAACTATATATATCTATAAAAATATAATGGGAGAAGAAGAGAGGTACCATGAGGATGAGTTTGAGGACACAGATTTAAAAAGAGAGCTTAAAGCGATTGGGGCCAAAAAAATAGGTGAAAAAAAAGTAAAACGTAGAAAAGTACATAAATATATAATTTCTGGAAGTGAAATATTAGAAGATGAATACCTAGCAGGTAAAAATATACCAATTGTTCCTGTATATGGGAAAAGATGGTTTGTTGATGGTATCGAAAGGTGCATGGGGCATGTAAGACTTGTTAAAGATATACAGAGACTTAAAAATATGCTTATTTCTGAGTTAGCAGAGATTTCTTCTCTGTCTCCAAGGGAAAAGCCTATATTTACTCCAGAAAGTGGCAGGGCATGAGAATAGGTGGGCTAATGATAATATTACGAATTATCCTTACCAATTATTAAACCCTATTACAGATGCTGCTGGAGGAGAACAGCCAGCAGGACCAATAGGGTTTGTCAAACCTCCAGTAGTTCCACCAGCACTTGCAGCACTTATGCAAATATGTGATATGGATATGAAAGAACTTTTAGGTAATTCAGGAGAAGCAGATAAGATGATATCCCACGTATCTGGTAAAGCACATGAAATGATCCAGAAAAGAATAGATGGGCAAGCTTTTATTTATATGTCCAATTTTTCTAAGGGTGTAAAAAGAGGTGGGGAGATATGGTTGTCCATGGCAAAAGATGTTTATGTTGAAAAAGGCAGAGCCATGAAAACTATTGATACAATGGATAAAATGGGGCAAGTAAAGCTTCTAAATCCAGGGTTTGACAATGGAAAAATTACAGATGAAAATGACTTAACTAAAGCTACTTTTGATGTAAATGTAGATGTTGGACCAGCTTCAGCTTCACAGAGAGAAGCAACAGTACAAACTCTTACAGGAATGTTATCAGTTGCATCTGATGCTGAGACACAGCAAGTGCTACAGGCAATGATTATGCTTAATATGGAAGGTGATGGTATATCTGAAATAAGAGAGTATTTCCGTAAAAAACTTGTTAATATGGGAGCTTTAAAACCTACAGATGAAGAGGCTAAAGCAATGGAAGAAGCTGCTAAGAGCAAAGAACCTTCAGCAGAAGAACAAGCATATATAGCAATGGCTAAAGAAGCTGAAGCAAAAGCACTTAAAGCTGCTACAGAAGAAATTAAGTTAAAAACTGCTTCTGAATTAGATAAGGCTAAAACAGTGGAAACATATTCAAGTATAGAGAGTAATAAGCTAAGCCAAGCACAAGCTATGGCACAGCAACAAGCACAGCAGGAGCAAGCTAGACAGAAGGGAATACAAGATTCTAACAAGTTGCAAGTACAGCACCAAGACAACCAAGCAAAACAACTATTAGAGTCAAGAAGAATAGCAATGTCACAAAAACAAAATCCAAACGCAGGCTAAGGCTTGCATTTGAGGAAGGAAGGGTATACAATGAGTGTAGATGGCAAAGATCAAGTTATTGAAGAGGAAGTTGTTGAAGATGAAATCTTAGATAACCAAGCAGAGGAAATTGTTGAGAATGCCGACAATTCTGATGGGGAAGAAAAGGCAGAGGAAGATGATCCTGAGATAAGCCAGGATGATGTTGAGGATGATGAAGAAGATCGTGTCGTATCAATAGGTGAACCAGAAGTAGATCCAGAAATGGAAGAAACTGAAGGGGAGCATCAAGAAGCCCCAAAGTGGGTTAAAACAGTAAGAAAGGCTAATAGAAAGTATGAGGCTGAAAACAAAAAACTGAAGAAGCAAATAGAGCAAATGAACAAGCCAGTTGAAGAAACTGTGACCCTTGGGATTAAGCCTACAATAGCTTCATGTGGTTATGATGAAGTATTGTATGAGAAAGAGTTGTTAGCTTATGATACTAAAAAACGAAAAGTAGAAAGTCAAGTTGTGGAAAAGCAGCATGTTGTAGAAGAACAGAACAAGCAGTGGCAAGTTAGAAAAGATGTTTATGCCAGTTCAAGAAAAGAGCACAACTTTAAAGATTTTCAAGATACAGAAGAGCTTGTAGCAGATACTTTTAGCACAGCACAACAAAGTATTATTGTACAGGGAGCAGATGATGCAGCACTTTTAGTCTATGCAATAGGGAAAAACCCTAAGAAGATGGCTGAATTAGCTAAAATCACTAATATTGTTGATTTTGCTTTTAAAGTGGCAAAAGTGGAGGCACAGTTGAAAGTTACAAAAAGAAAGGCACCAAAGCCTGAGACAAGAATAAAAAGAGGTAAGGCAGGGGGAGTTTCTGGAAACACAGACGCAACTTTGCAGAAATTAAGAGATAAAGCTGACAAGACAGGAGATAGATCCGAAGTTGCAGCGTATATAAGAAAAATGAGGGAGACACAAAATGGCTAATGAGTTTACAAAAGAAGAGAAAGTGGCATTTGACCAGATTTTAGTTGGTTTTGAAGATGCACAGGTTCTAAGTAAGATAGTTAAAAAATACTCTACAGATGGAACATCAATGGAGAGAACTAATGATGTTATTTGGAGACCACAACCTTACATCATGGAGTCATATGATGGTGAGGATCAAACATCAAACTTTGCTGATAAAGTACAATGTAGTGTACCAGCAACTATTGGGTTTAAAAAATCAGTACCTTGGTTAATGTCAGCTCTTGAATTAAGAGATGCAGTACAAGAAGGTAGACTTGGAGAAGGGGCAAAGCAAAAAATAGCTTCTGATATCAATGTTGCAGTTAATAATGTTATAGCTTTACAAGGAACTTTAGTTGTAACACAGACTACAGCAGCAGCAGGATTTGTAGATGTAGCAAAAATTGATACTTTGATGAATGAGCTGGGTATTACTAACTATGATAGGTATGTAGCATTATCAAGCTTAGCATATAATGGAATGGCAGCAAATCTAGCAAATAGATCTGATATGTCCCCAAGTAAAGTGCTTACTGCTTATGATAAAGCATATGTAGGAAATATTGCAGGTATGGAAACATTTAAAATGGACTATTCAAATAGAATAGCTGTTGCAGCAGGGACAGTAACAATCTCTACTTTAGATGCTGCATTACAATTTTATGCTCCAGAAGCAACAAGTACAGCAACAACTGGAGAAGTTTCAAATGTAGATAATAGATATCAGCAAGTAACAGTTTCTGACACTACTTCTGTAGTAGCAGGAGATGCATTTACAATTGCAACGGTATATTCAGTGCATCATATTACAAAAGCAAGCACTGGAAGATTAAAAACTTTTAGAGTAATTAGTGTAGATAATGGAACTACTATGACAGTTTCACCTCCAATTATTTCTAACCAAGTTTCTTCACAGTCTGGAACACAATACCAGAACTGTACTATTGGGACTAAATCAGGAACTTCAGCACTTGTATTCTTAAACAGTGTTGCAGCAAATGTTAATGTATTCTGGCAAAAAGGGGCTATAGAGCTTCTTCCAGGAAGATATGCAGTACCTGAAAATGCAGGAGCATCAGTTATGAGAGGGACTACTTCTAATGGTTTAGAGATAGTTATGACTAAGCAATTTGATATTAACACATTAAAAACTAAGTTCAGAATTGACTGTTATTTTGGTGTTGTTAATTTAGCTCCTGAAATGTCTGGAATAATCTTATTTTCACAGTCAGCAGCAACTTAAAAACTAGGGACCTATTAGGTCCCTTTATTCTATGGAGGAATAACAATGTCTAATTTATTAAAAAGAAATAGTAGTGTTGAGTTTACACTTGCAGCTAGTTCAAGTTTATTCAGAACTAGAAAAACAGCAGCAGCAACTTATATCACATATAGAATTAGTATTTAATAATGGAGGCTTTTGCCTCCTATTTTAAAGGGGATAACATGGATTTGCCAAGAAACTTATATAAAAGCCCAGGTATTATTACATTTAATGCAACAAAAACATATGACACTATAGTAGTAGAGAACATGGAAGAGTACAAAGCAGGGATAGAAGCAGGGTATATAGATAGCTTCTCAGATGCTTTAAATGGAATAGTAGCAGGAGAGTTTGAAATTATAGAAGATGTAGATGAAGCAGCTAAGAAAGCTGCTTCTCTAGCTAAAAGAAGAGCAACAATAGCTAAGAACAAAGCAAAAGCAGAATCAGAAGCAGAAG